ACCCACAGGTAGGTGATCAGGCCGTAGGTCGAAGGATCTTTGTCAGGGGTCACAGTGCTTGTCTCCTTATCTGTTGGATTCGGTGGTGGCTGTAGTCGGCGCGTCACTCACTGGAACGGGCGAGGCCGTGAAGCGCTCACACTCGACCTGCGTCGTGTAACCCTGAGCACCCAAACGGTGCTCGACGCGCTTGACGCGCCAGTCGGCGGGAATGCCCGGACGTAGAGAAATCGACAGCCGGCCTTCGGCAGCCAACCTCGGATCGCCCAGCAAGCTGAACGACAGTTCGCCCTGACTCCTTTCGCCGTTGTTCTTGCGCGTGGCCGCTGCCGCCTTGGCCTCGGCTTCGGTAGCGTGGACGTAGCGGATTTCCTCAAAGGGGGGCTGGCCGGTTGTCACTTCCCGGCGCTCGCCCTTCTCGAAATCCCACCAGTAGGCGCGTGTGCCACCGGTGGCCGTCGTCGGTGGTTGTTGCGTATCGCTCGCGCTGGTCGAGCCACTGCCGCCGGGTTTGCGCGCCGAGTGTCGGTAGCGCCATTCGGCCAGGTCCCTGGCATTGAGAGAGATCGTCGGCATCACCTGGCCAGTGATGGTCTTGATGGCACCCTGCTTGGCCAGCACCAGGAAGCCGGCCACGGGCTTGGCCACGGCATCGTGCTTGGCGGCGAGGCGCGTGAGCAAGGCCATATCCGACTCTTCGGTCTGATCCAGATGCGGGATGGCAATGGCGCCGAGTTCGGGATCAACCTTGGCCTCGTACCGATGCTCGGCAGCGATGGCCTCGACCAGCTGGCCCAACGTGGTCGCATCCCAGGAGCGGGTCTTGGGGCTGCGAAACGGCCCGACCATATCGGCGGCCTTGGCCGAGACCGTCAGCGTGGCCGGTGGCGAGCGCATCTCGACCTCATCGACAATGAAGCGTCCCATCGATACCAGCCGGGTTTCGGCATAGCCCAGCGAAACCGTGAGCACCGTGCCGATGCGCGGCAGCTGCGCAATCGCGCCGTCCTCACGGCGTCGATCATCGAGGGTCAGCTTTAGCTCATCGGACTGGATGCCAGCTTCGTCGGTGACCACCAGCTCGATCAGCCGGTCGCGGATGGCAGCGGTGATCTCTTGGCTGTCGGCGTAGAGACGGAAGATCGGTTGCATCTGTCTGTCCTCATGACCACAGCCGGATCACCGGCGCTTCTACCGGCAGCGGCAACTCAGGCAGCTCGATCACCAGGCCAGCGCTAAGGACCGGGGGCAACCGCGCCAGAGCGGGATTGGCCTCAAGCACGGCAGCCAGCACTTCGCTGCGTCCATAGTGCTGCCAGATCAGGTCATCAAGTACATCCCCATCCCGGGTGATCACGCGCTTGAAGATGGGTGAGGTCATGGCTGATCCTCCCCGTAGGCCTTGAGCTTGATGCGGAACTCCAGCTTTCTGGGCTGGCCGTCATCCGCAAACAGGGTGCGGGTGTCGCCGATCTCCGTGATCGCCCAGGCACCCCAGATGCGCCCCAGACCATCGACCAATTGCAGCGGCTTGCCGGCATCCGCCAGCGCACGCATCGCTTCGACCTGCCCCAGGCCACCCTTGAAGCTCGGGTAGATCACGCCGTCGAGTTCGATCTCGCCAACGTTGCGTCCGACGAACTGCAAGGCGGGATCTCGGTTGATACGCGCCTGCTCCTGCCAGCGCCAGGACTGGTTGAGTGAGAATTTTTGGTAAGCGAGCGTGGCGATTTCAAAACGAAACTCGCCCAGCCCCAACATTACCCGTTCGGCCATGGCACACCTCCAAACAGAAAATCAGTCGTACATCGCTGCCGCCGGACTACGGGTGGTCTCGCGCATCAAGGCGCGCAGACGCGATTCAATGAGCGCAGCAATCTCGCGTGCATCCATTCCGGGTGGTGCGTTGACGGTGATCGGGGCCGACAGCGACACACTGGTGTTGCCGCGCGCAGCCAGCGGTTGCGCGGGCATTGCCATCGGCTGGGTGTTTGCTGCTGCCGGACTGCCCGCAGCCAGCGGCGTCATCCCAACGGGGGCCGTGCCGACCAAGGGGCGTGGCACAGCCGGCGTAGCCGTGCTGCCTAACGCTGCTGGACGCGAGGACGTTGGTGCCGTGGATGTCTGCGCGGCATGCTTCTCGCCGCCGAAGAGCGAACCGAACCAGTCGCCGACCTGCTTGCCGGCATCCATCACCCAGCCGATCTTGCCGACGATCCAGTCGATGGCTTGACCGACGGTGGTGGTGATACCCGACCAAAGCCCCGTCATGAAATCCGCCACCGGCTGCCAGGCAGCACTGATCAGCGACAGCGGCGCGAAGGACACCAGGGCCGTAAAACCCTCGATGACCCACCCCAGCAGCGTGCCCACCGCGCGGATCGGTAGGGTCAGCACCGTAAAAGCCGTGCTCAACACACCGCCGATCACCGCACCGAGGGAGTGGCCCGAGGCCGAGAGCGTGTTGAACTCCTCCGTGGAAAGCGTCACTGGCGCGAGCAGCTGGCCTATCCAGCCGACCACCCGGCTCACGCCATCGGCGATGAAGCCGAAGACCTTGGAGATGGCAGTCCCGATGGGTGCCAGTGGCGCCAGTGCCGTGGAGAGACTCGTGATGGCCGGCTGCAGTGCTGCGCGAATGCCTTCGAACACCCCGCCGACGTAGGCGGCCATCGGATCCCAATACTTGCGAATCAACAGCGCCAAGCCGGCAACGGCGGCACCGATGCCCGCCACGATCCAGGTGATCGGGTTGCCCAGCAGCGCTGCCGTTGTCGCGCCAATGGCCGGCAGCATGGCCCAGAAAGCCAGTGCTGCCGACTTGATCGGGGCGATCAGACCCAGGGCACTGGTCTGAATGCGGGTCCAGGCCAGTGACAGTAGTCCGGCACTCGCACCGGTCGCGGCTGCCTGCACTTGCAACAGTGCCAGACCCGCCCGTGCCGACTGAAATGCCACCTGCGCCCCAAGGATCGGCCCCTTCACGAAGGTCCAGGCATAACCCAGCGCAATCGTCGCCACTTTCAAACCGAGCACCGCACCGACGGTGCCCACCACCACTTGCGTGACGATGGGAAAGCGTTCCGCCAGGGCCGTGAGTCCCTCGATGGGTTTCATCAGCGCCCCCACCAGACTGTTCAAGGCTGGCAGTAACGCATTGCCCACCGTGATGCCCAGGCGGCTCATCTGGTTCTTGAGGAGCTGCAGGTTGTTGGCGGTGGTGGCCGAGCGGGCTTCGTACTCAGCCTGCATCGAGCCGGCATACCGGGTTTCCTCGGCGACCAGACCCAGGGCGTCCTTGTAGGTATCGAGCGATCCGACCAGCTTGGCGATGTCGTCGGCGTATTCCGCACCGAAGAGGTCAGAGAGCGTGCCCATCACATCCGGGGCGGATTTGACCTGCTCCAGGAAGGTGACGATGGCGCCCTGCGCATCCTCGGCGATCATCTTCTTCAACACCTCGGCGCTCATGCCAATGCTGAAGAGTCCCTCTTGGAACTTCGCACCCTGCTTGTCGGCGGTGGCGAGCTTCATCAAGAGGGCATTGATGCCGGTGGCCGCGACCTCCGGCTTGGTCTTCAAGGCCAGAAAGGAAGCGCCCAAGGCATTCAACTGCGCACCGGAGAGGCCAAACAGCTTCGCCGTCGAGCCCGCCCGGTTGGCGATGTTGAGCAGGTCGGACGCCTTGGCATCCATGTTGTTGGACAGATGGTTGATCGCATCGCCGAGCTTCACCACCTCGTCCTGCGTCAGTCCGAAGATCGAGCGCAGACCCGTCATGGCGGCACCCGCCTGATCCCCGGAGAGATCGAAGGCCACGCCCATCTTGGCGGCGTCCTCGGCAAAGCGCAGCAGTTCTTCCCGGGCGATACCGGCCTGACCCGCAGCGGCAACGATGGCCCCAATGCCATCGGCCGCCATCGGGATGCGCGTCGACATCAAGAGCACATCCTTGCTCATCTGCCCGAACTGCTCGGGCGTGTCGAAATTGACCACCTTCTTGACGTCGGCCATGACTGACTCGAACTGGACCGCTGGTTGCACCAGGCCGTAGAGCGCACCGCCCAAGGCCACGGCGTCCATCATCTGAGCGCGGTAGGCGCTGCGGTTCTCCAGATTGCGGGCCTGGGCGTGCTGGGCACGGGTCAGGGCTTCGGTTCGGGTGCGCAGGGTTTCCAACTGGCTGCCGAGGCGTGCGGACTCGGTGCCCATGGCGCGGGTGTTGACGCCCGCACGCTGCAGCGAAGTTGAGAGTTCATCGACCGCGCCACGCTGGCGGCGGTAAGCCTCTTCGGCCCGAGCGGCGGCGGCACGAGCACGCTCCAGTTCGCGGGCCTGCTTGGCGGTAGCGCCACCATCCTGCCCGGCGATGTTGGCTTCCAGTCCGGAAACCTTTCGTTGGGATGCGCGCATGGCCAGTGCCGCATCCCGGGCTTGGGTGCGCAGGGTTTCCAACTGACGGATGCCCGACTGCTTGTTGCCCAGTTCGGCCATGGTGGAGCCCAACTGGTTCAGCTGGGCCTGAGCGCCGCGTACCGCCGATCCGAGGGAAGCCGCCAGCGTCGCACCGATGCTGATCTGAACGGGATGCGCTGTGGCCATGGAGAAACCTCAAGAAGACGGCACGACCGACAAGCGCCGCGCCAATGACAAGGCCTCGACCAACTCACTCACCTCCAGGGCGAGCAGTTCGGATCGAGGCCAGTGGGTGTAGAGAGCCAGCTCAACGACCAGCGCCGTGAGCTCGCCCGGTGCTACGACAAAAAACCGCCCAGCACCTTCTGCAGTTGAGCGTAATCCTTCATATCCAACTGGTGGATCGCGGCTGGCGGCAGTTCGGCCAGGTTGGCGATCAGCCGGATTTCGCGCTCAGCGTCGGTGCCGGCCGACTTCTGCGCGGCCAGGTGGTCGCCCACCGTGGGACGGCGCAGGGCAATGTCGGCAATCGGCACACCATCGTGCTCGATGGGGAAATTCAGTTTGATGCGCTCAGCAGTGCTCATGGGTGGGCTCCTTATCGTTCATCACAGGCGTTCATCACAGGCGTTCATCACAAGCCAATCGCCGCGCGAATGGCTTCCATCTGATCGGTGCCGCCGACTTTGCGCACCAGGTTGATGGCGTCGATCTCGATCAACTCCTCGTCATCGATGGTCAGCTTGTAGTAACTGGCGGCCACCGAGACCTTGAGGGTGCTTTTGTCGCCGGGTTTCCAAGTGCCGGCATCGAGCTCTTTCCAGCCACCGCGCAGATTGACGACGACCGGTTTCGCCTCCATCCCCTGCGCCTGGATGGCACCCCGGATGGTGATTTGCGTTGCGGCGTTGTCCAGCAACCCGAAGAGCTTGAAGACCTCGGGATCGTGGTCGGCAATGGTGAGCTCGGCTTCGAGCTTTTCCATACCGAGGTCGATCTCGACCGGCAGATCCATACCCCCGGCGCGGTGCTCCTCGGTCTTCAAGGTGAGTTTGGGCAGTTGAATCTCGTCGATACGCCCGGCGTAGCCTCGTCCGTCGACGAAGAGGTTCATGTTTTTCAGAACACGCGGCAGTTCGATGGCCATTACAGAATCTCCTCGAGATAGTCATCGACCAGGTGCGAGCGGAAGATGATGTGCTCGGCCGGATACGGCGGGGTGAAGTTGAAGTTGAAGTAAATCTTGCCGTCCGCAATCGAGGTCGGCGAGTTCAGATCCGGGTCGGCCCAGCACTTGCCGCCGAGGATCGCGCCTTGTGCTTTCAACTGGCGCAGGTAGGCATTGACCCCTTCGGTGACCTCCTCGACGTAGGTCTTGGTGATGTTGCGATCCACCGCCCAGAGGTGGGCGCGCAGCAGCGACTCGTTGATCATGTCGGCGGTGCGCCGGACACTCAAGAACGCCCACTTGGGGTCCGAGGAACAGGTGCGGTTGCCCCACAAGCGGTAGCCATCCTCCTGAATGATGGTGGCCACCTCGTTCTCGTTGAGCAGGTTGGCCCGGGCATTCGGGTCGCCGAGTGCGAAGTCCACCGGACGGTGGCTGCCGACGATGCCGTTGATGACGTTGTTCGAGGGGCTCCACCAGAAACCTCGGTCGTTGTCGATCTTGGCGATCAGACCGGCGACGCGTGCTGAGACCGGCTCGGTCACCACGGCGCCGTTCTTCATCACCTTGACGTGCGGATCGACCACGTAGATGCGCGGCGAGCCCCAGTCCTCGCGGTAGTCGATGGCAGCAGCGTCCGTGGTGTTGGGGCCGTCGGCGATGATCACCGCGCGCAGGCGCTCGGCAATCCCGAGCAGTTCCGCCACGACCGGGTTCGCCAGTTGGCGGGTGTCATCATCTGGGTCAACGGGCCGCTGGTGGGTAAAGCCTGGAGCGATCAGAATGCGCGGCGTCACCTTGGCCACCGACTGCGCTGCCAGCAGTGCCTGTAGGCCCAGATACTGACCCGTGGCCTCATCGACACCGCCGAGCATATTCGTCTGGGTCTCGGCCTCCGTCGCGCCTTCGGCGACACGGATCACCACCACCAAGGCGCCAGCCTGATCAAAGATGCCGTCGATGGCCATGGGCAAGGTGCCGGTGCTGCCGAGCTTGGCCGCTTCCAAACGAGAGCCGGCAATCAGCACCGGGGTGTTCAACGGGAAGGATGTTTCATCGGCATCCGGTGCGGTGCCGACAAGGCCGATCACCGAAGATCGGACCGTGCGAATGGGACGTGGGCCGTTGTCGATTTCAACGACCTCTACTCCGTGAAGAAAGTGATCTGCCATGGATGGGCTCCAGAAGTAAAAAATCCGCCAGCAGCGGATCGGGAAATAAGGGCGTGACGGCTCGGCGGGATCAGGCGATGGGTTGGCCCTCATCGGCCTCGATGGACTTCTCGCAGTGGTTCGGATCAAGCCGGTCCAAGAGCCGACACAGCACACAGGCCCAGCGCTTGCCTTCGCGTGCCGCCTTGCCAGCACGACTGGAGAGCGTCTCGTCCTCGTGCCCGCCGAAGGCGGCGTTGGCCAGCTGGTCGTGGGCGACCGCCAGGGTCCAGGCGCGGCGGGAACCGGCAAGTGCAGCGGCGAGCATCCAGACGGAGGCAATCACCGCAGCGATCTGACACAGCAGCCAAATCGCCAGCATCGACAGACGGTGTTGGATCGCTGCCATCACTGCAAAATCTCCTGCACCCGGGTCTCGGTCAAGAGCCCACTGGCAACGAGTGCCTGCAGGCCGCTGATGGTCTGGGCATCGCTCAGATTCACCTCCTCTGCGAGCTTCAACTTGTCGAGGAACACCTCGACCAGGACCTCGGTCTTGGCGGCGGTGTAGATCGCGGCCAGCTCCTCCATCGTGAAGCGATTCATGAAGGCGAGCTTGGTGATGGTCTTTTCAAGAGCAGGACCTTGCGGCGTCTGAGCAGCCTGCTCTGCCGCGATGAGGGCCAGTACCTCCTCGTCGGTTTTGCCGGGGAAGCGCTCAAGGGCCTTGCCGTCTTGCAGGGCATAACGCAGGGCCAGTGTCGAGGTGGCCTTGCTGGGTGCGGGCAAGTAGCCCTCCTGGGGTTCGGTGGCGATGTCGCGCACCACCCCGTTGTCGTGAAATGCAATGTAGAGCTTGGGCATCGGTATTTCCTTTAGATCTTCCAGTTCTCAACGGGCATCAGGCAGGGGTAGTTGGTGCTGGTGTAGCCGGTATCGATCCAGTAGCGACTGGTCGACAAACTCACCGCGCCCCCATTGGCCAGCACCCCCGTGGTCTGGAACCCCGCCCCCGCAAAATCCATCAGGCCGACATTCAAGCCCTGGCTGGAGTCGGCGTTGTTCTCGTGGAAGGAATAGGCAAAGGCGCTCGCCCGGATCGGGATGATCGACACACCGCAAGCGCTGCTGCTGTAGGACAGCCGGTAGTAGCGCGTCGGATCGTCGGTGTTGACCACGTGCCCCGACAGGCCCGAGCCGTAGTAGTAATAGGGCGCAAAAGCCGCCACCCACTGGTTGTCCCAGGTGATCTGGTGACGCATCCCGTAGTAGCTGCCCTGCTCGATGCCGTAGGACGTGGTGCAGGACACCGTCGTGAAGTTGGTGTCCAGCGCGCCGGTATTGCCAGCGCCTGGGGTGAGCACGGCCATGTGCGAGCAGTTGCTCGGCACAAAACGCACCAGGGCGATCTTGCCGCTCTTGCTCGGAATCACCCGCATCCGGTACTGGCTCTCGGTGTAACCGGTCGAGCCGTTGGCATTCCAGCTGAAGTCGACGTACTGATAGCTGGCCCCGTTGGTACCGGCCTTGGCCTCCAGGATGAAGCGATCTAGTTCCCCAGGTTTGCCCGAGAGCTTGGCGCTGGGGTGCTTCCAGATGTGAGCGCGGTAGTTACAGCTCGCATCGCGTGCCTCAATCAGCACCAGGAGCCCGGCGGCCCAGTGGTAGCCCACGGCGCTGCGCATATTGGTGTTGGCCCCGGCCCAGGTAGCCGCCGAGGCAGTCGCCAGTCCGGTGGTCAGTTGATCGAGCTGGGCAAAGCCACCGCGTGTGTATTGGCGTAAGGTGGTACCGGAGAACCACAGCGACATCGGCTGACGGTAGCCTTCGGGACCCACAACCACCCCAAAGTTGGCCATGAAGCTGCCCATCTGGTCGGGCTGGCGCATCGCCATGCCGCCGTTGGCCGACAGGCGTAGCAACTGGTGACCGTCGACCGAGTAGCAGGGTGTGGCCTTGACCCAATAGGTACCTGCCGCGCTTGAGCTCACCTGGCCATTGGTGTAATTCCAGCCGGTGTAGTCTGACCAGATCTCGCCCGAGGTCGCCCAGGCATTGCCGGCGTTGGTCTGGTTGGCCCGGCTGACCAGATTGAAATCCGAGTCGTAGATGCTGCAGTCCGGGCTGTTGTTGTATGAGGAAAACACCCCCACCAGCGGCAGCGGCTGCTTCTCATAGGCCGGTGCGGTCTCCAACGGCAGCGTGCGCAAGAATCGTCCCATTACGCCACCTCCTCGATGCCCCAGACGTTGAAGCTGACCGTGGCGCTACTGGCCTGCACCACGATCTTCTGACCAGCCGCCAAGGAAAGCGCGGTACGTTCCAGCACCTCGGTGGCCGCGAGGCTCACATCAAATTCAATGAACTCGCTCTCGGCCGGCGTGGCCGAGGCGGTGAGCGCCAGGCGCAGCTTGGCGGCTGCCGTGCCCTTGTTGCAGGCGGCGACATTGACCACGGCGCGGCGGCCAGTGGGCACTTCGTAGAGGGTCGCCAGCGTGTTGGCGGCTGGCAGCGCCGTTCCCAGAATGGACATCTAGAGGGCTCCTTAGAGTTGGGCATAAAAAAATGACTTGGGGCCGAACACGAACTGCTGGGTCACGGTGTTAGCGGCGGCGGCGACATCCGCCAGTGCCTGTTCCTTGAAGGCTAGAGACGCAGCAACGACCTCGTTTTTGTGCGCATCCGATGTGGCAATCGCTTCATCCCGGCTTGTTGCTGCCTGCTGAATTGCAGTTTGGGCGGCGGCATTGACGGTGGCCACCGTGCTGGTCTCGGTCTGTGCCATCACCGCCAGTGCCGCGTTCTTGGTCTGGGTGACCGAAGATTCCGCTGCCGTCTTGGTCGCCGTGATGGAACTCTCAGCGGCGGTCTTGGTGGCCGTGACGTTGGCAATCGCCACATCGGCGGCTGTGGCAATGGTGTCCAGCGTCGCGGTCTCGACGGCATTGGCGTGCGCCGACATCTCCGCCATCTTGATGTCACCCATCTCCTCGACTTCGAGGACGGTGGCGCGACCACCGATGCGGTCGATGGCAGTGCCCAGATAGGCAAGCTCTTCCGGGGTGGCGATCTCGGCGGCAGTTTCGATCTTGGCTTTGATCGCGCGCACCGCATCGCGCAGCAAGGGGTCTTTGGCCATAGGGTGTGCTCCTTAAAAACCGAACTGGTGAAACACCCGCAATTGCTGGCGTTGCAGCCGTTCGGTGAGTTGGTCTTGGCCCTGCTCAGAGGACGTCTCCTGCGCGGCCACATCCGCATCGATGCGGGTGATGGCTTCGCGCAGGTTCAGGACGTCTTCAGAGAGCAGGTGCTCGGGATGCGGCAAGGGATAGCCGCGCGGCGTGCGCTCGAGATGCATTGCTCACCCCCATCAGGTCACGATCACGCGCAGGTTGCGCACGAAGGGGCGGTGCTGAGGATTGCCGGACAGGGCCAGCTTCACGCGCGTGGTGCGGTCGGCGCCAACACTAACGAGGCTCGTGGCCTTGTAGGTGCGCTCGACCCAGCCGTTGCCCACTTCCACGCCCGACGACAAGGAGAGCGCCTGGAAACTGCCGGGTGCGCCGGATTCGGCCTGCACCGCCACGCTGGACGTACCCGGCGTCAGCGCATCAAAGGTCACCGACACGTTGAAGGTGGCGGCAGCGGGAATAGTGCGTGAAAGGTAGTCGCCTGCCGCTTCGAGCGTGCCGAACACCAACTGGGTGCCCGGATACAAGATCGGGCTTGCCGTCTCTGTACCCGTCAGCTTGGCCGATACGGCCAGGTTGCCCGAGAGCTTCTCGCTCAAGGCCAGCCCCTGGTCTTCCGACAGGGTGTAGATCCGCCCCTGCGCATCGGTGGCCAGGAACTGCACATCGGTGCCGGCGGCCGGACGCTCGACGCCCGCGAGCGCCATCACATCCGAAAGGTTGGTCACCGTGTACTGGCCCAGAGACACTGTCTTGGATTGCTGCGAGAAGCGACACCCCAAGAGCCGGAAGGTCAGGTCCTGCGTCTGGTGCGGTGTCCAGGTGATGCCGTTGGAGGAAGAGAGCAGTACGCCGATTTGGTAGGGCTGCGCGGTGACCCAGCCGGTACGTGGGTCGTACTTGCCCAGTTCCGCCACCGACACCGCGTGGTTCGCATCGTCAGTGAGGACCACCAGGGCGTACTCGCGGTTGGCTTCCAGCGCGACCGGGTCGAGCGTGATGCGCGTGGCGTTGCCATCGGTCTTGATGTTGGATGCCAGCAATCGGCCTTCGGTCAGCACCGTGGTCGTCGGCATACCGACCTGGGTTTCGCGGATCTGCACGATCACCGGCGCCGATCCCCCTTTGGTGGTGAACCACAGCTCCAGCCCACCGATGGTCCGGCGCTCGGGCAGTGTGAAGGTCTGGGCCAGCGGGTCCCAGCGGCGCACCACGGTGGTCAGGATGCGGCGGCGGGTTTCGGTGACGATCTGGCCGCGCCCGACGTAGGTCGCCGAGCCGTAGCTGCCACCGGCCCCGAGGAACTCCACCAGCTTCGCCCCGGCCGGGATGGCCTGCGGGATCTGGAAACTGCCGGTGAGCAGACCGGAGGCATTGGCCGCCGTGCCCGCCGGCTGTGAAATCCCGATGCCATCGAAACGCAAGGCGGCCAGCGCTTCACTGGGGCCAAAGCCTTCGACGCGATAGGCCACTTGCAACGCACGCAGGAACTGCGCTTCCTCGCTGGAGGAGGCCAGCAACTGCTCCGAGCGTCGGGTCTCGACCACCTGTTCGAGCACACCGCTGCCGGTGATCAGGCGCTCGGTCACGTCCGACGCCCAGGTGGTGTTGGTCACCGTGAACTGGTCCACCGCCGGATTGAGCGTCACCCGGGCCGGTACCGGCTCGAAGGCCTGGTAGGGGTTGATCTTCATCGACCCGGTGCGGGCCAGCTGCTCGATCACTGGGGTCAGGGTGTAGTCCAGCGTCAGCAGCGCATTGCCGTTGTCCTTGGCGTGCTGGGCGGATGCCGTGATCGGCAGCGTCAGCACCCCGGCCACAATCGCGCCGGTCTGGGCCACGCCTTGATCGCGCAGGTCATCGTCCAAGAAGTTGTCGACGAAGAGGCCCTTCTTGGCAGCCGGCTCGCGGATGTTGGCATCCACCCGCAGGCGCTCCAAAGCCATCAGATCGTAAAGATCGGCGATCTGGCGCTGCATCGCGGTGAGCTCCGAGACCTTGATGGTGCGAATGGCGATGTTGCGCACAACCGGTTCCGAGCCGCTGCGCCAGTCGTAGGCAATCTCGGCCAGCGCGAGACGTGAGGCTGGTGCGGTCGGGGCGACGGGATTGCGTACCTGGCTGATGCCCTTGATGCGCTCGACTTGGCCATCGGCAGTCAGCGCCAACACATCGACGCGCGGCAGCTTCCACTGGTAGTCGATGTACATGGTCGAGCCCTGCACGACCCCGGTCACCTTGAAGCCGGTGTCGGTCAGATCGGTGGGGGTGATGCTAGCGATGTACTGGTAGGTGACCTGGTAGCTCGATCCTGGTGCGGGCTCAGCGCCACCGGGCGACCAATCGATCTCATCGCCGACGACCTTGTAGTCGGTGCCCTGGGTGTAGGTGGTCGCACCTTGCTGGATGGCGAGCACCGCCACCACCGTCGGCTCAGTCAGCACATCGCGGCTACCAGTGAAGGCGCCGTGCACAACGGTCTCGGTCTTCTGCTGCGTGACCTTGATGTCGATCACCTGGGCGAGCGGCGGCCGATTGATCGTGACCACCATGGAGCCATTGCCCGAATCGTTGAAGACCTGCGGCTCTGAAGACACACGTTGCAAATCGGGCTCAATAGGCAGGCGTAGGCGCTGCGACTGGCTACGTTCGACCTTGAAACCGTCGATGTTGGCGCGCCCCTCCGCCACCGAAAAGATGTGCTCTTGGCTGTCGCTGTCGGCGTCCAGAAACCGGACACCGAGCCCTTCGGTGACGTAGTGGCCGTTGGCGTCATAGTCGTAACGGGCCAGGCTCGCAATCACGCCATCAAGCACGGGCGGCTGGCGGCGGTTCTCAAGGATGCCGTTGTCCAGCGCATAGACCGCGTGGAAGTCTCCGGGCTGTCCGTCCGAGGTGCCCGAACCTTCCCAGCCCCAGGCGAGCGTCTCCTGCAGTCGGCCAGCCCCGGGTTCCTGGTAGTTGCGCACGCCCACTGCGGGCTCGCGCAGATGGGGGTCTTCCAGTTCGGTGATGGTGCGGGTGGAGAACCGCACGCCAACCGCGACACGTCCCTCCGTGGGGACAGTGAAGGTCGCTGCCGGCACTTCGCGTACCGCGCCGCGCAAATAGACGCGTCCGGCCTCCAGTGTGACCAAGCCGGTCTCGGCATCGATCTGCAGATTGGCCCCGCTGACGATGTCGCCGTCCTTCAAGAGCGCATCGGCCACGCCTTGCAGGCGGTGGATCAAGGTGGCCTGGATCTCGTTGAGTTCTCGGGACTGCAGGCCATCACCGGCACGGAACAGCAGTTGGGTGTAGTGCTTGGCCGGTTCAAACAGGTTGTAGTAACGCTCGATCATGGATGGCCTCGCTTAAAACGTGACGACGAATTCGAAGGTCTCGCGCGTGCTGGGCTGGCGCACGATGGGCACCGAGTTCTGCAGCACGAGCAAAATGCCCGGATCGCTGATCTGGGCTGGAATGAAGAACTTCTGCCCGAGGGGTAGCTCGGGATCGGTCTGGGTACTGACGAAGAGGCCTTGTTCGCGTACCACGCTGGTCGCGGCATCCTCGAAGTCGAAGCGCACCCGGATGAACAGGTGGTTGGTGGGCTCGGTCACCAGGCGATAGCGCCCGGTCGGCACCACAATCTCCCCCTCCGGGTCGGCGGCAACGAAATGCACCTCATCAACCACTCGGCGGCCGACCTCGCGCAGGAGCGCCGTCTGGCCAATCGGCTCGGGGGGATGCGAGACCTTGAAGTGGACGGTGACATCTCCCTGCTCGGTAATGCTGCTATCGGGCAGACGCCTGATCACACCCTCGCGGGCATTGGCGCTGTAGTCGACATCGAGCAGGTACTCGGTCTGGTCATCGAGCGAGGTGAGGCGGATGTCGGCCAGATGCGTAAAGCCCAACTCGATCAACCCCGCCTCATCAAAAGGTGTGCTGATCGCCTTGGTGGTGTCCCACAAGGGATCGCCCTCGCCCAGGGCGAGGTGCAGGGTTTGTTCTTTGATCGCGGCGGCAAGCGCGGCGCGACCGCTGGCAGTCAGGATGGCCATCGGGTGCTCCAGGAAATGAATGGGTTCAGAAAATCAGGACTGCGAGGTGTGGCTGCTGCCAATCACCTCGCGGGTGTCGGTCCAGGTTGAAGCCGGCCAGCGCACGCCGGTCCAGCTCTGGCCGCTCCAGGTGGCACGGCCACTGGCCAAGGCCATACGCGAGAGCGCAGCCTGCGTGTGGGTATTGCGCTCCGTGCTTCGGGTCAGTAGCCGTTGCAGGCTGGCAGCAGAGCCGGCGAATTCGTATGGCACGACATCGGTGAAGCCTGAGACCGCCAGGCGCATTTCGGTCAGGGTGCGCCATTCGACCTCGGCCAGATCACCCAAAGTGAAATCACCCAGGGTGGGCAGCGACCGGATACGAAGCAGCGCACGCCGGGGTGTACGGGTATTGACCTCGCCGAGTACGACCTCCGAGAGCACCACCTGGGCTCGCTGGTATAACCTTGGCCGCCAGCCAGCCGCATCAGGCAAGGCTGGATTGCCTCGGGTGTGATCACGCCGCACAAAACCCCGGTCCAGGCTGGGCACCGATTCGCCCAAGGTCCACATCCCCAACGACTGATCGGCACGGGCCTGGACACGATGGACAGCGAGATGGTCGCGATGGGCCTGCAGACTCAGGGTTGGCACGACCAAGTCAGCCGGGTGGTCACGAAGGCTTCGCTCCAGCACCTCGACGCGGATCAGCCGATGCGGTGTGTCAGAGAGCTGGTCACGGCCACCGAGGATGATCGATTGCCCCACCTCTTGCCAGGCAAAGCGCGGCAGGTTGGCATTGATGTCACCCAGGGGCGTGCTGTCGGAGAGCACCACCATCGCTCGTGCGAAGCGACGCTCGGGCAGTAATGACTGCGCCTCCGGTAGGCCCAGCGCATTGGCCAACGTAAAGAGGTGCGAATGCAGGATCTCCTCGTTGCGCGTATGCCCGGGATCGCCCAAGGCCGAGAAGTCGAGCAGATACCGGTCGATCAACCTCGCCACGGCAAAGCGTGTCGCTTCGCGCGTGGGCGTCAGCACGATGTCGGTGGGTGCGTTCGCCCATTGGCGAACCCTGCCGAACGATAGCTTGGTCTTCCCGTCCCGCCAGAACACGCCGCTGTGGTCCGAGAGCAGCGCGTCACCCAGTCGACTCTCGTCAAGCACGACCCGGCGCAGGTCATGGCCGTGGTAGATCCGTGACAGACGAGAGCGTGCCGGTGCCGACAGTCGGGCAATAGCGATCAGGTTGGCAATTGCCGTGTTGTTGTCGAGCACCCGCCCCGGGTCGAGCTGAAACTCGGCGAAGTGAACACCGGGCGGTTCCTGCTCGACCGT